ATGATACACCCGACACGCCGTGTGTATTTGACATGTGCTGTGTGGTGTGGTACGCGGAAGTGAGCGTGAGAAGACGGTGCGCTTGTGGCGTGTCGTGTTGCGCGGTGTGGTATATTGAATAGTGATAGTATAAACACTATTGAAAAATAGGAGTGATTAAAAATGAGTTTCATGAATATTGAAGCGTTGTCTAATTCGATTGATTTTAACGTTAATAGTATTTATGATGTGTTCGTGTATTTTGTTGATATTGCGTCTGATTGTTTAATCGAAACTCGGTTTGTCGATTGCATTGATGCATATGGGCTTAGGGATGTGCTTGACGATGGCGTGTTTTATGTTCCGGGTATGGTATGTTTGGGGTATCGGATTAACAGGTGATTACGATTGGCTGACACACCTTTGCTGGAAAGAGATTGACCATGTTTTGTAAGCGTAATACTTGCGATTTCATCAAGGGGTATCGGGTTCGTGGCGAACGTCATGTTAGGATTGTCGCCATGGGTACGAAGTGGTTTAAATGTGATTCGTATGTGTCGGATTATGTGTTTGCGTATTGTCGTGATATTGTTGATTTGATGCGGCGAGGTTTATGGGCGGGATGAGGTGTGGTGATGGCCTATTAGCTCAGTGGTTAGAGCGGCATCCTTATAAGATGTGCGTGTCGGGTTCAATTCCCGGATAGGCTACGTGATTGTGATATATTGGGTCATGGCATGTCGTTTGATGTGTCATGACCTTTTTTATTTGTGAGGTGTTTTGATGGATGTTAGTTCGCTTGTAACCGTTGTCGGCAGTGTTGGTTTTCCGATTGTTGCGTGCTGCGGTATGGCGTGGTTTATCGCTACGACGTTCAGTGATTTTAATGATTTGATGACTAAGAACAATGTGTTGACCGAAGAACTTATTGCATTGCTCAAGGATAATAAGGGGGATGATGGTGTTACGAATATGGCGTAGCGTGTTGGCATGCGTATGCGCATTGTCGTTGCTTTTTGCGCCGTCTGCAAGCGCGGACATGCGCGGGGTGGACGTGAGCAATTGGCAGTGTGATATTGATACGTATACGTTGGACGCTGATTTCGTTGTAGCGGGTGCCACATGGGGTGTTGGCGGTTTCAACAACATGTGTCTGATCGATGGTGTGAATCAGGCGGCGAATTATCAGCTGGGACGTGCAGTGGACAGCGGTAAAAGCATCGGCGTATATCATTACGCTATGGGGCGTGACGCGAACACGGAAGCCGACTTTTTCATTGACAACGTGCGCGGATACGTCGGAAATGCCGTGCTTGTTTTGGACTGGGAATCTCAGGATAACCCGAGTTTTGGCAATGGCACATGGGTTGAAACGTGGGTTCGTCGCGTGCATGACCGTACACAGGTGTGGCCGATTGTGTATGTTCAGGCGTCAGCGCTGGGGCAGCTTACCTCATACGTGCGGGAGCATTGCGGTGTGTGGGTCGCACAGTACGCGTCTATGAACGTGACCGGTTATCAGGAAACGCCGTGGTTATACGGCGCATATGGTGAAGCTATGCGTCAGTACACGTCGAACGGTTATGTGTCGGGTTATGCCGGACGTTTGGACTTGAATTATTTCAGGGGCGAACGGTGGCAGTGGGATGCATACGCGCATGGTGACGGTGCGAATGTATCCGCGCCGGAAACGAACGCCGGTGGGAGTGCGTCGCAGTCTGCTTGTGTGGTGGTCGCGTCGGGTGACACGTTGTCGGGCATTGCCGAGCGCACCGGACTGTTGCCGTGGCAGTCATGGTACGGGTATGGGTCAGGCAATTCGGCGATGATTTATCCGGGTGAAACCGTGTGTTATGGCGGTGGCGTGGTTGCGCAGCCGGATACGGCGCGTACGCATACGGTTGCGTCCGGTGAGTCTTTGTGGTCGATTTTCGGCGGTGATTGGGCGCGTGTCGCGTCGCTTAACGGTTTATCTAACCCGAGTTTGATTTATCCGGGGCAGATTTTGCGTTATTGAGAATCAATATCAATAATCGGCGTGTCGCTTTTTTGCGCACGCCGATTTTTTGTGCTATAAATATTTATGTCGCCAAAAATGGTTGACAAAAAAACAGATACAAAGGATAACAAACATGCGAAAGATTCGTAAGGTAATCGCTGATAGCACCATAAGCTATTATGACCGGGACGGCGTAGCACAGACGTTCCACACCACCGGAAACGTTCGTAACGTTGAAATGGCTGTTAAAGTGCTTATGGACGCCGGTATCGTCAACGTATTGGTTGACGATATCACGGTTGATAAGACCGTGTACGTGATGGACGTTGAAACGTTCATCGAGCACGCCGAACGCGTCGCGACTGACGTAACCGGCACCGATACCGACACCGACAACGATATTGAATTCTGAAAGGAACTGAAATGAACGAGGAAAACGAACAGATGAACGACACCACCGTGAATGAAACCGCACAGAACACCGTTGATTCCTACCGTTACATTTGCACTATGGACAACAGTACGTTCGAGGGAAAACGCGCCATCGTCAACGCGCGTAACAACGCGTTGTCGCTGAACGGGCGCGGCGCGGAACCGTTGACGGTTATTGGCGCTTACATTGCGCCGGGCGTGCGTTCTCAGACGGGTCAGAAATGCGCGAACGTCTATCTTTTCGCAAAGGACGGCAACACGTATTTCAGCCAGTCACAGGGTATCTACCGTAGCGTATTGGATATCTACGATATGTTCCCTGATTTCAACGCGCCGGACGGTATCACCGTCGCGGTCAAGCAGACACCGCTGGGTGGTGGCCGTTCCACGAAATCGCTTGAAATCAAGTAGTTCGGAATGAAACAAAAAAGTGCCATAAATTGTTATGGCACTTTTTTTATAAGGTGGTGAACATGCCTAGAGCGCATAAACAAGCGGACTTATTGACCGCGAAACGCAAGCGCGTACGTCGCGCGATAAACAGTCTGAAAAAAAGCATTACCGACACTATGCCCGAAAGCGAAGCGAACGCACGACGCGCTTACATTCAACGGCTTGAAACGCAGTTGAAAAACACGTATGTTGGCCGTGTCCGTAATAGCGGCATGCGGAATGAACTGTATCAGCGTGCGAACGAAACCGCCGATAAGCTCGTGCAACAGGTGAGCGAGGTGCGCGGCGGCAAAGGGCGTGCGAGGGAACGGGCTCGTTCGTTCAACATCTTTCGTGAGGAAATGCGAATGGCGTCGAAAGGTATGCCGAGCGCGTTGGGCGATCTCGGGCGGGAAAAAGTCAAGGTGTTTTGGCGATACACACAAAATATATGGCAGAAGTCGAACGTGCCGCCGAACAAACGATTAGAAACCATTATGCAAGCATATGACGCCGATTCGCTCAGCGAGCTTTTTGATACTATCATGCAACGAAACGAAAAGGTGCTGGAGTACGCCAAAAACATGAAAATGCACATGGGCGAATTAGAGGATTATACGGACGTTGACGGCGGAAGCCCGATATGGCTATTAGCGGTTTCACCCGACGTGATACGATGAAAGAACGCAAGGAATTTAGGGTAGCGGCGATATTCGACACCGAAACAACGAACATTGGTGCGGGCACCGAAACGCGCGCGTATCCGATATTGTACATTTTCAACGATTTGCGTGACACGCCGTTAGAGTCGTATGATTCCGTTTCGGATGATGTGCGGTTTTACCGGCACACGTCCGAAGCGTTGACATACATTGACGATCTTATTGAATATGGGGGCGCGCACGGCTATACTCCGATAATCGCGGCATATAATCTCATGTTCGACATGCAGACGCTCATGTTGGAATTGGCGCAGTCGTATACGATTACCGCTAATGCGCAAACCGCCACGAGTGTATATACTCTAGATTTGTGTATCGGTGATGATGTAGTGTGCCGTTTTTGGGACACGTTTTACCTTGAAATGGGCGGGCTGCGCGCGATGGGCGAGACATGCGGGTTGCCGAAAGCGGTAGGTGATTGGGATTACTCGCTTGTACGTACGCCCGAAACGCCGTTGACCGAAGAGGAAATGTTTTACGCACGTCGTGATGTGCAAGTGATACCCCAATATTTGCAATGGTTGCTGCGCGCGAATCATTGGCTTACGCCGGACATGCTGGGGTGTCGTGTGCTTACCAAGACGTCGCTTGTGCGGCAGATGGCGCGGCGTGAGATTGGTGGGCGGCGAGTCATGTTGCAAGGTGGTAAGAAAATCACATTGCAACGTGCTTTCGAGCTGACGTGCAATCAGGAATTTCCGAAAGATTACGAATCTTACGCGCTGCGCAAAGCATGTTTCCGTGGCGGTTTGACGTTTACGAGTGCTAAAACCGCTAGCGTTGTCGTGGATAATGTCGCGTCCTTGGACGTTACGTCAATGCATCACGCATTCATTAACGGGCGACGGTTGCCGGTGAAATTCGCTACAGCGCCTGCGGATATTTTGCAGATCGTTTGTGAACGCGTTGTTAATACATCGCTTGAAGATGTGTTGTCGAATTATGATGACCCGTTTCTTGCGGGATTGCATGCGGCTGTGAGATTCGTTAATCTCAGGTTGCGTAAAAATACATGTTTCGATACGTGGGGCATTGCGATATGCCCGCGTTCCAAGTTTGTGAAAACGTTGCAAGCGGATACCGATTACAGCAATAACGAACGTGCGAAAACACAGGAAAACAGTGTTAGGGCGCACGGTTACGTTGACAGTGCCGTTAACCCGACGTACGCGTTCGGGAAATTGTATCGGGCGGACGAATGCATATTACATGTTAATGAAATCGAATTGTGGAACATAGCGCAAGTGTACGAGTTTGACGGAATGCATGTATTATACGGTGAAGCAACCTCTAAGACGATTGTTCCGCCCGATTACGTGACTCTACAATCCAACATGCTTTTCGCACGAAAAACCGACGTGAAAAATCTGATTAAACGGTATCACGAGGGCACGGCGTACGCGGGTGAAATACCCGAGTCTATACCTGAGGGAATCGCACGCGACGCGAAAGCGGGAACGTTGAGCATGAAATTTCTACAATCTTATTATGGTTCCACTGTTAAGGGACAATTTAATGGCATATACGGCACACAGGCACAAGACGTTATGAAAGCGGATTATCGTGTGACGGAAACCGGTGAACTTGAAGTTGATAAAACCACTGTTTGCACTCCCGAGAATTTTGCGAAAAAACGCCCGAAAACACCACGTGTCCTATACACGTACGGAATGCGAATCGTAGCGGGTAGCAGAATGCACCTATTGATAGCCATGATGTTGATATATCGTCATTTCGGCGCACGCGTAGTGGTCACGGGCGGCGACACCGATAGCCTGAAAATCAGTTGTGATAACGATGTGAGCGACGCGGAATTGCTGGACGCGCTCAAACCTCTACATAACGCGATTGAAAACGCGATCAACCGCACCATGCGACGCGTCCGAACCACAGCATCCGACATTGCGTCAACGCTAGATCATATCGGAAAATTCGAGGTTGAGGACTGTGGCGGTATCACGCGTTATACCGAACATATGGAATTGTGGAACAAAGCACGCGTTAGTTTGGACAAGAACGGGCGCGTACATGTCACTTGCGCCGGGCTCCCGCGACCGGACGGTGTGTACACCATTGAAGATTTTATAGCGGAAGTCATGCATGCGGGGCACGGTTTCCGCGAAACCGTACAAATGTCGCTCGGTTATGACGTGTTAGTGGATTATGAGATTTGCCACACGCTGCAACGTAACCGCCCGCATGTGTGGGATAGGTACGTCGGAACCGTCACCGATTATCGGGGCGCGACGTATCATGTTGACGTACCCGAAGCGATAGCGTTGTATCCGTCCGGTAGATGGCTGGGCGAATCGGACAAACAGGCGAACGGCGAGAATCTAGCGTACATGTCATACGCGTATAATCGAAATGTGGAAACGACACCGCGCGAACTTATCGTACGTGATGGTAAACCTATGATTGTGAGTATTGATGGCGAAATATTATTATGACCGGCTTAAGACGCTGATATTGCCGCGAAACGCAGATGTGAATATGATTATCGGCGCACGCGGTTTAGGCAAGACATACGGCGTGCGAAAATACATGATAGAGGACTATCTAAAAAACGGATACTGTTTCGTTGAAGTGACACGCTTTCGCGAGGAAAACAACGACGTTGCGGCGAACTATTTCAGTCGCATTGTGCAAGATGACATTTTCCCCGATTATGAATTTCGGACAACCAATAAAATAGCCGAAATTCGTAGAAAGAAAACCGGTAAGAAAGAAAACGAATGGGAAACAATTGGGTATTTTATACCATTGTCGTTGCAGCAGCAGAAAAAGAAAAGCACATACGTTAACGTGCGCAATATTTGTATGGATGAAATCATCATAGATAAAGATGATAGGTATCACACGTATCTGAAAAACGAGTTCGAGCAATTGGCGAAACTTGTGGATACCGTCACGCGCGAACGTGCTGACGATACGGAACTGCGCAAACCGAGAATATTTCTGCTCGGTAATGCTTGCGACGCTTTCAACCCGTATTTCCAACATTATGACGTACCGTTGGAGCCTGAGTTTGGCTTGCAATGGCTGGGCGGGAAAACGTGTCTGTTCGACTATGTACGGGATGACGCGTACGCCGAACAGAAAACAAAGAATACAGTGTCGGGACGTATGCTGAAGAACAACGATGACATGACCGCAAAAAACAGATTCAAACGACATGACACCGATTTCATCGAAAAACCGCACGGGCATGCAAGACTTACGTATGTTTTCCGATGGCTGCGACACGAATACGGCGTCTATGTCGATTTGCGTTGCGGATACGTCTTCGTATCCTCGAAATACGATGGCGGCACGCATGTGCCGTATTTCGCAATCACAAGGGATGATAACAAATTGAACTATCTTACCGCGAACATGGCGAAAGAGTTGATTAGAAATCTCACGTCATATTATGCACTGGGGTATCTGCGTTATGATATGGTGGAAACGCAACACGCCGTGAGTGAAATACTCAGAAATTTCGGTGTAAAATAACCACGGCATACGCAAGGTGTCGTAACGAGGGCGATAAAACATTATCATTGATAACCACGGTTGACTCCGCCAATGATATGGCCGTGAGGGAAAAGCGTGCCGTCCGTCGTTGGGAATCATGTTGCAAGTATGCTATTCTTAAGTCGTGCCGGTTCGGTATTCGTTCGCCGGTACGACTTTTTTCATATATGAAAGGAAAACGATAATGGATGACGAAACTTCCGAGGAAAGGGACACCGCCGAACGCGATGACCTCACTTCCGATGAAGCGCATCGCGCGGGCGAGTTCGATGACTTGCGCGACATGCTGCGCGACGTGTTGGACAAGGTGAACGCATTAAGCGACCGCACGGACGCAATCAGCGATCGAATCGACGGCATATACGATAATTTCGCCGATTCCGTCGCGCAGATGGTCGAAAACGGCGCGACCGTCAAGGAAAACGACGATGACGCGGCGGAAGCAATCGCACAGGCCGCGGCAGAGGACTTGGAAAACCTCGATTACACGCTTTAATCGATAGGAGAAAATATTATGGCTGTAGACAATGCGACAATTTTGGATAAGGTACGTACCAAGGGTACGGACGATTATCAGCAACGTATTCCAAGTGCTACGCAAACCGGCGTAGCTAACACCATGCGCTACTTGTTCGACCCGATGAATCGCCAATATTTGAACGACTGTGTTTGGAATATGGTCAATCGCATCGGACTTACCGTGATGGCGCAGAACACACCGTTTGAAAACCCGCTTTCGATTTTCAAAAAGGAAAATCTCTATTGGGGTTCGACCGTACAGGAAATCGCAGTCAAGTGGATTAAGGCGCACGGATACAAGGACGATACGGAAGATTTGCTGAAGATGCACCGTCCCGAAGCGGCGGTGTGGTTTTATGAAATGAACCGCAAGGACCAATACCCGATTTCATGGACCGATGACGAATTGCGTCAGGCGTTTGTCGATGATTTCGGCCTGAACCGTTTCATTGCGCAGATTATGGAAACACCACGCAACAGCGACAATTACGACGAAATGAACATCATGCTTGCGCTGATTCGTCATTATGAGCAAAATCTTGGTTTCTACAAGGTGCATCTTGACGCGGTGCCAAGCGACGAAACCACCGCTAAGACGCTGCTTAAGGCATTGCGTGCGACCGCGGGGCGTATGCAGTTTCCGTCAACGCAGTACAACGCGTTGAACGTCACCGATATTCCGGCGTATGCTAATCCGCAACAAATGGTGTTGCTGATTGAACCGGAATATATCGCGTCGCTCGATGTTGATGCGTTGTCGGCTGTGTTCCAGTTGAATAAAGCCGACGTGCCGTATCGTATCATTCAGGTGCCGAGTCTCGGCATTCCGGGCGCGGTGGCGTTGCTTGTTTCGACCGATTGGTATCAGGTTCGCGATACGCTGTACGGCACTACTCAGTTCTATAATCCGCAAACACTTTCCAACACACTATATCTCAACCACTGGGGCATTTATGGCGTGTCGCCGTTCACACCGTGCGCATTGTTCACCACCGATGCGGGTACCTCCATCAATGTTGTGACGCAGACCGTGACAGGTTTCACGCTGACCCCGGCTACGGGTACCGTCAAGGCAGGTGATTTGATGCAGCTCACGCCTAAGCTCACCGCGTCCGTCACGCCGACCGGCACCGCTGTTCAGGTGGCACCGAACGCGGCGACGTACGAGGTTGCGGCGAAACATGCCGCAAGCAGCGATGACGCGCACGGTGCTGCGTTCGACCTCAACGTGAATACGTTCGTTGATGACCAAGCGCGCTTGCATGTCCAACGTGATGGCCTTGTTGCCGGTGATGTCATTACCGTGACGGGCACCGCCACGTATGTTGACCCGAACGGCGAGACTACGGAACATTCCGCGACATGCACGTTCACCGTCAAATAGTCTGAATCGACTATGGTATAAAATGAGTGGTGTTTCATGTGAAGCACCACTCATTTTTTCGTATAGGAAAGGCGCGATATGGATTTTCCACATCTGCAAAACGCAACAACGTTCCCCGATACGGATACGCGCGTATACGGACAGTACCGCAACGTTTTTGATTACAATGTTTGGACGCCAAACACGGTAATCAAGTTGTGTCGCGTGAATTGGTACGATGATTACCACGATGTCGTGAAATTCCCCGATAACACTACAAGGGACGCATGGTTTGATAAACTGGATGGCGAAACCGTCAAGCTGACAACGAACATGTACATCGCGCGTGCCGACGCGGACGGCATAAAATTGCCCGTGCCTTACATGACGGCACAACAGTATAATTACATCGTCGTTGACTTTTCACATGACATTATCAATACGCCGTATCAAAAAACCGACGTACAGACACGTTATCATTTTTTCGTCACTTCCGTACGCGCGGAAGCACCGAACACGACAACATGCACGCTTATGCGCGACGTATGGACGGACTATATCAACAGCACCACAATCAACGGTCTACTATTGTCACGCGGACACGCGCCATTGACGGAAACGACACCGCAAGAACTGTTGAAAAACCCGCGCGCGAATTGTCGTGATTTCACGCTGCCCGACGTTGATTATGGTAGTGCAGCAGTAAACGTCAGGAAAAGCACGCCGGTTAATCTGCAAAACGGTGCAAGATACATTTGTGTTGCCGCAACGTTTTCAACCGAGCAATTGCAAACCATGAGTAACGTGCGCGGTTCAAACATCACGGACAGCGATCCGACATACAGCAATAACGACGGCACGGTAACGGGCTTCTCATGGGGTGCCGGTGACATTTACACGTCAAACGTCACCGGCGCGGGTACATCATACCATTCAATCGATAATCTCACTGCAAGCAACGTAAGCATGTATGCGCTCGAATCGTCCAAAATCTCGGGCGAATATTTCGACACGCTTTTCACATATTATCCACATATCATGTCGCAGATTACAGCGGTTTTCGTCGCTACCGCAAACATGCTGCGACTTGGTAACGGCGTTACTGTGAACGGCGTCGCATGGCATACAGTCAACGGCGCACGGGCAAAAATATCCGATATTGATTTGACTATCGATGATTTCGGGTATGCTAGTGAATACGAACGAATAACACGCTTGTATCTTGCGCCGTACGCGTACTTGGAAATATCCGACAATATCGGCAATAAAGCCCGTGTGGAAATCGCTGATTGCGGACGACTCTCGGTACAGACCGTCACGTCTCTAAGTTATCCGATATTGCGGCAAATAGCATGGCTTGACGGAATCGGAAGCGACGGCGATACATCCATTACCGTTAACGCTATCGACGGAAGTAGCATTACCGGCGACGTGCCGAACGCGGACGTGCTCAAAACGCTCATATCGCACGACATACCGACATACGCGTTGCAACGTCGCGCAATTGACGCGCACCGTGCCGACGCATACAATCGAGAAGTCGCGCAAGCTCGCGAAAACGCCGTTATATCGTACGAAAACGGCGCGCGTTCGGCAAACACGGCACAAAATAACACGTATCGCAGCAGCGCCGCGGCGGTATCGAACACGGCGCGTGCCAATCAGCGTGACACCGCGGTGAAAGACGAGTCCAATAGTGTGCGTACTGATAATCTGACATATTCAACCGCGCGGCAGAACGATGATTTAAACACCGCCACAATCAAGATAAATCTTGATGTCGCTCAAGACAACACATTGCAGAACAAGGCGTTTATAGAGGGATCTCAAACACAAGCGTTGTCAAGCGTCGCAAGCGCGATAGGCACAATGGCCGGGGCGGCGCTAGTAATCGGCACCGGTGGCGCGGCGTCACCGTTGGTAGCCGGTTCCATGGCTATCGGCAGCGCTGCACTGCAAGGTTACAATACCGGTGTCGCCATAACCAATAACGAAGAACTCAACCGCACAGCCAACGATGTCGCCAATACGAAAGCGAAAAATGCAAACAGAGCTAACAGCGAGCAAACACAGCATTCGATAACGCAAGCAACCAACGTGACAACGCGCGCGAACACGCAGGCTAACCGTAACAACGAATACGCTACAAGCGCTGCAACCGACATGACCGCAACAAGCGCGAACACGGCGAACGCGAATGCGTCGGCATCACGCAATCAGAGCGTGGATAATGCGAAACGTGTCATGGTAAACACGCGGTCTAATGTCAGCATGGCGTGGCGCGATTTGCTCAATCATCCCGCGCGACCCGTTGGCGCGTATGGCGGCGACAACTTCAAACAGGCGACGAGGCTTGACACCATGACCGTTAAAATCGTCACCGAAGACAATGGCGCAATAGCGGCGGCGGGCGATTACATGCTGCGCTATGGCATCGCAAGCAACAAACTTTACAGCCGTCCGTCGTTGACGCCTTGCAAGCATTTCACGTATTGGCAGACCGCGGACATATGGCTTATCTGCCCATTTGCGCAAAACGAACAATTGCAGACAATCAGGGATATTTTCAGTTCCGGTGTTACAATATGGAACAGACCCGAGGAAGTCGGCGGCGACTTCGTACACGACAATCTATAAGGTGGGAAAGTATGGGACGTAAACGCACGCACAAAAGATCGTTGACCCGTGCGGAAATGGGCGAACGCGGCGCACCGATGTGGCAGCAATCCGAAGCGCTCAATTCGCAAGCGTATTCGATGGCGTATTCGCAAATGTTGAATATCGCGCTATCTCGTTTCAAGTGGCTGAATCTGCCGAAAACTTGCGACGCATGGTTTCTTGAATACAATCTGCTGTATTTCGGTTACGCCACAATCGCGTTCCCGCATAGTAAGCCGGGAGTGTTTTTCAGCACGCAAGCGGTGACTACATCGAATTTCAATGTGTATTACAAACCGAAGAAATGGGATAGTTACGGTATCAACGGCTGGCGTTTTCCGGTGAACAACTCCAATGGCGTGTTCATCTACGCCAATCGCGCCCGTACGCCGCTCATTCCGACGATTGAATTTTTCGCGCATGAAATAGAAGATTTGTACATGACGCGGCGGCAAAATCGTTTCAATCAGAAAACGCCGTTCATATTGGAGGTTCCAGCCGGACAGCAAACGGCGGGCATCAACGTTATCAAGCAAATCTCAGGCGGTGAAATGGCAATCATGGCGACACCGGGCTTCACCGATTCCATGAAAGCCAACGTTTTGAAAACGAACGTCGAATATATCGGCATGGAATTGCAGAACGATATTCAGAACACTTGGAACGCGTTCTATCAATCGCTGGGCATTAAAAACCTCCCGTTGAAAATGGAACGACAAACAGCCGACGAAATCAACGATTACGGGGAGCCGACCGATCTACGCGCACTCAGCGAACTTGAGGAACGGCGTGCCGCGTGCGATATTCTCAACAAAAGGTTTAGAAAATACCTCAAGGAACCGATACAGGTTGTGTGGAACGAAGACAATGTTTCCCGTAACTACGCTTACTTGACGGATGTTGAAAGAATGAACGACGATGACCGTGCAGAATGACATAGACTATTATCAGCCGTGCGAATCGCGCGACGATTTCCACGGCGTGATGACGTACACGTTCGGCGAACTGCTCGATGTGCCGGGCGGTATTGACTGGGACAATGCCGCATGGTCTTGGCGGAACGTTGCTTACGATGACGCGCAATATGTGCGTTGCTGCAAGAAAATCGAAAACCGTTTCTATGACCGCGAACTAGGCGTATTGCCTGCAAGCCGATGGAAACGGCATTTCCTACGATTGATCGCTGAAATAATGCCGACCCTGAAACCGTTGTACGCGGCGGTTGACGGCAATTCCGGTATCATGCTATCCGATATGGACACATGGCATAAAATGCGCACCGTGTTTTCCGATTTTCCCGCCACACAGCTAGCCGAAAACCAAGACTACGCGAGCAACGCGACCGATAATCAGTACGAAACTATCGCAAACGGCGATTTCATGAACAAGGTCAATCGCATACGCAACGGCGAATACGTCGATATTGACGTATTGTTGCTTGAACATCTTGAAACATGTTTCAGCCCGTTATGGACGGTAAACATAAACAACTACTGAAAGGATAATGCACATGTTTCCACTACTACCGTTTTTCTCGGTATGGCCGTACACGCCCGCCATACCCGCGTTCTATTGGAACGCTAAAAGTCAAGAGGAAATAATAAAGCACATTGCGTGTGAAATCGACCACATAACGGCATATCTTGACGAAATCGTAACCGACATAAACAAAACGTTAGCCGACTATGATACAAGAATAAAAAATATTGAAGCGCACATAAACGACTACGGTGCGGCCATAGCGCAACTGCAAGAACAAATCGACCACATAGGAGACACACAGTTAGTATGGAATGTTACTAAAGGCGAATATACTGATAGTAAGACAGCGCTTCGTGATTTGTACCGCGAACTAGCGGTGTACGGCGCACGCGTCACACAGATAGCCGATATTAATACCGGCAAACTAGCCGAGCACCGAACCGACGAAACGTCCGCAATCGGCAACCTTACCATATTCAATGACGCCACACCACGCGTCACTAATCCAACCACCGGTGAACAATACCCATCGTTAGCATGAAAGGATAAATCATGGTTAACACCACTAATTATGAACTGGAAAAGTATGAAGCGGGAAATGCCGCAAATCTACTTGACCAATACAACGGATCAATGGATAAAATCGACTCTGCAATAAAAAGCGTCAGCGATAAAGCAGACCTAGCATTGAACAACAACGTGCTACCGGACGGCCTAGCCGCATTCATAAAAGCGCTAGGTCTGACCGGAACTAATGCGCAAACTCTCGGTACCACTCTCAACCACATATTAAACCGTACCGGAACGGAAATATTCACCGTTACCGACCTCAGCAAGCTCAAAAAAACCGCAGAAGGCTACCCAATTCCGCCGACCGAGTAAAGGTACACAATCATGGCAACAGAAACACCGTTCTACCATCTGCCACTATACGAAACAGGCGACCTAGCCGACCTACGCGACGGGTACAACGCTGCAATGCGTACGCTCGACCGCGTAATACATCAACTAAAAGTACAGGAAGAAATAAATCATCCAACAAACCTCAGAAAGGACAACTAACGTGACCGATTACACAACCAACTTCAACCTCGAAAAATATCAAACCGGCGACGCGGCCAACCTCAATGACCAATACAATGCGTCAATGGATATCATCGACGATAATCTATACAAAATCAACACTAACGCAAACACTGCGGGTGGTAAAGCTACGCAAGCATTAGAAACAGCGCAAAACAACAATAAAAATCTGACAGCGTTAGGCGTAACCGACACCGAAACCGCGACACAACTCAAAAACAAAATAGACACAACCGCAACAAACCTCGCTGCCACAACCGAAACCGCGAACAACGCGGCTGCCAACCTAAACGCATTAGGCGCGAACACCGTAGAAAACGCGACCAATCTGAAAAACCGTATAAACGACACCTATACAAAAAACGAAAGCGACAATCGATATGTACAAATACCGACCGCACAAGATACGCTAATCGCAATAGGCGATAGCTATTTCGAGGGTTTCAGAACAACTAACCCAACAACCGATAGCATGATAGTAAAAGCGGCGCAAAAACTGGGCTTGAAATGCAACAATTACGCAGCCGGCGGTGGCGGTTTCATCACCGGCACGACATTCCTACAGCAATTACAACGAGCTAACAGCGCGACAACCGATAAAACTAAAATCAAATATGTTGTAATCGGCGGTGGCCGTAACGATGCATACAACAAACTGAAAGAAAACGACGTTGTAACAGCGCTCACCTACGCTAAAACCAATTTCCCATATTCAAAAATCGTTTTCATTCCAATGATGTACGATAACAAATGGCCTACACACGATGACGGCCAAAAATACGGTGTCATGTGCGCCGGTGGCCGCAACGCAAACGTGCTCACCGTCAAGGACGCGCCATCATGGGGTCTATACTATCACAGCGGAATGACAGACATACACCCAAACACTGAGGGATCGGAAATATACGCACAATACATAGCGACCGCAATTCAAACTAACGCAACCACAATGCCGCGCGTAGAACGGCACATAGACGTGACACTTAAGGGCATAACGAACGGTACATTATCAGTATTCATTAACGGTCTAGACATATCCTACGTATTCCGAGGCAACAAAACAGAATGGAATCAAAACATTTTCGCCACCGTAAACACGTCAAACACATGGGGTGCATGGATTATGATAATGGGCTTTCTTGACGATGGAACACCACTCAAAATAAAATTCGACGGTATGAATTTCAATATCGAAAACGTGTTAACCGGAACAGGAAAAGCCGGAATCGTCAATTTCGCATACAATATGAATATATTCGAACACAACTAACAAATAACAATTAACCCCGATAGGTTTTTCCTATCGGGGTTTTATATGTCAATCGCCGTTATCATTCATCGTCAACCGCAACAACATATGAACGACACTTACCAATTTTATCGCTACGACACACGAACTCAAAATCACAATCACCATACATAATTTCAAGTACCGTAGTGAGAGCAGAATCAAACGAAACCACACTATCATCAATATCACCACAATCAGCAACAGTAGTCTTAAACACACCGTCAACATCAACTTCGTAGATATTATCTTCTTCAATTTCAGTGACATAAGCGTTAACTTTAAACATTTTATTTTTCCTTTCCTTAACTTGATACCCCTATAATACCACACCACAAAACACGACACGCCACAAGCGCACCGTCTTCTCACGCTCACTTCCGCGTACCACACCACACAGCACATGTCAAATACACACGGCGTGTCGGGTGTATCAT